CCGTAATGCTACACTAATGGCCGTGGCACCGGTTGAGTCCAGCTCAGTTGTTTTAAACTCCACCAACGGAATTGAAATGCCGATGGAATTGATTTCTGTAAAGGAATCGAAAGCTGGATCGTTTGTACAGGTCGTGCCAGAGTACAGACGTTTAAAGAATCGTTACCAGATGATGTGGGACCAAAAGGACTGTATTGAATACTTGAAAACTGCCGCAGTACTGGCAGTATATGTTGATCAAAGTTTATCAACTAATACATTCTATAACCCTGCCAACTACGAAGCAGGCAAAGTACCCGGAACATTGATTGCTAAAAATCTAATGCTGGCTTACAAATGGGGCATAAAGAGTATATACTACAGTTTGATCAACAAGGTAGGTGCTAAAGCCAGCGTCACTGGCACAATAGCAACTCCACAGGTTAATGGCATTAACGGTCATGCCATTAACGCCGCCGATAATATTTTGATATATGAAGACCTTGAAGACTGCGAAGCCTGTAAATTATAAAGAGAGACACACATGAGTAAAGCACAATATAACCTAAGTAAACAAACAAATTATCTAAAGCGTAAAATGTTTCTGGATCCAGAAGGCCCTGTTACAGTACAACGTTTTGAAGAAGTTAAGTACCCTAAGATTGCCAAGTTTGAAGAGCTCGCCCGCGGATTCTTTTGGGTTCCGGAAGAGATCAGTCTTACCAAAGACAAAATTGATCATAAGGAATCGAGCGATGCTATCAAGCATATTTTTACCAGTAATCTACTTCGCCAAACTGCTTTGGATTCCATTCAAGGTCGTGCTCCTAATCAAGTATTCCAACCTGTAATTAGTATCCCTGAATTAGAAGCATTAGTAAGTAACTGGAGTTTCTTTGAAACTAACATTCACAGTAAAAGCTACAGTCATATTATTAGGAACGTATATGGAGTACCTAAAGAAGAATTTAACAAGATTCACGACACAGCTGAAATTGTTGGTATGGCTGCTAACATTGGTCGTTACTATGAGGATCTTCATCAGCTTAACTGCCGTAAAGAGTTGGGAGAAGAAGTTGAACTCCATACTCATAAACGAGCCATATGGATGGCCTTACACGCATCATATGCCTTGGAGGCTCTACGCTTTATGGTAAGTTTCGCCACCAGTCTAGCAATGGTAGAGAATAAGATCTATATTGGCAACGGAAACATTATCAGTTTGATCCTACAGGACGAACTGTTACACACAGAATGGACTGCTTGGTTGATCAACAATGTAGTCAAGGATGACGAAGACTTTGTTAAACTACAAGAAGAATGTGCGGCTGATGTTTATGCCCTGTACATGGAAGTAATACGTGAAGAAAAAGAATGGGCAGAGTATCTGTTTAGCAAAGGTGTAGTTATTGGCCTTAACGCTAACATTCTAAAAGATTTTGTCGATTACACAGCATTTACTAGACTAAAAGAAATTGGAATCAAGTATCTAGAAGACCATCCAAGGTCTAGCCCAATTCCTTGGTTTAACAAACACGTAAACATTAATAAGAAACAAACGGCATTACAGGAAAATGAAAGTACAAACTACGTCATTGGTGTTATGAGTGACACAGTTAGCTACGACGAATTGCCTGATCTTTAATTTTGCCAAAATACAAAAAGGCCTTGACTTTGGGGCCTTTTTTCATCTAAACTGTATGAAAGGATAATAACAATGAAAGCTATTGTATGGAGTAAAACACCCTGCCCTTATTGCGATCAAGCTAAGGCGCTACTTAAACAACGTGGTATTGAATACGAAGAACGCAACATCACAGAAGGTACGTGGACCAAGGAACAACTACTAGAAGCTGTACCAAATGCCAGAGCAGTTCCACAAATTATTATTAACAGTCAACTAGTTGGCGGGTTTACAGAACTACGTAAGTATCTCGAGGAGACCGCCGGTGGATACGGAGACTAATGACGAACAGTGGCCGCTAGATGATACAAGCGTAGACGATTGGGATATTAAAGTTCTTGCGCCTATAGATTTAAGTTCTGTTAACTCAGTACTGTCATCTATGACCTCAAACAATTATACCTATACAACAACTGGTACTAATTACGGCAATATTACGATTAACTCCGCCGGTGCCGTTGGGTCGGGGTCGTCAAGTCCGTATTATACATTCAACACTGGAGCAGGCTATAACGGCACTTGGGGAACTTCTACCACTAACGCCGGTCTACACGTAACCAGTGATGCTAAATTTGATGGTGATATAAAATGGAAAGGTCGCAGTTTAGGTACGCTTTTAGAAAAGATAGAAGATAGACTAGCGATTCTGCCTGACCCAGATCCTGAAAAACTAAAAAAGTTTGCGGCTTTAAAGAAAGCCTACGATCATTATAAACTAATGGAAAAATTAATCGGAGACGATTGGAAAGATAAAAATGAAAGTTAAATTAATCTCATCAAGCAAACCTAGTCGTAGTATGTACGACGAAGGGCTTCTCGATGTACAAGACCTTATTGCTTTTTGTGCTCGTGTAAGTAACCCTAGTAACCAGTTTAATATGGAAACAGCCGATAAGCTGATCCGCTATCTAGTCAAGCATAAACACTGGAGCCCTCTTGAAATGGTCAGTGCCTGTTTAGAAATTGAAACTACTCGCGACATAGCTCGCCAAATCCTAAGACACAGAAGTTTTTCATTCCAGGAGTTTAGTCAACGTTATGCCGACCCGACAAAAGATTTAGATTTTGTTATTCGTGAAGCACGTCTACAAGATACTAAGAATCGTCAGAACAGCGTAGAGATCGACGTACAGGATGAAGATGATAAATTTCTTATTCATGAATGGAATCGTCGGCAGCAAGAGGTCATTGACTTAGTCAAAGAAAATTATAAATGGGCGATTGAATGCGGTATTGCTAAAGAACAAGCCCGTGCTATTCTACCAGAAGGTAATACAGTAAGTCGATTGTATATGAATGGCACCTTGCGTTCATGGATTCACTTCATTGACCTACGTAGTGGAAATGGAACACAAAAAGAACACATGGAAGTAGCTCGTGCCTGTGCTCAGGTCATTGCTGAAATATTTCCAATGGTGACAGAGTATGTCCAACCCGAGTAACGCAGTAAGAAAATTCTGCGGCGAACATCAGCTTCGTGTAGTTGATTCAAATAAGCGGGCCTACAAGCATACCAAGTCCAATATTAATTTGTTCAGGTTCGCGGATGACTACAATAAATTTTTAAATGAACCTATTCATTTTGAAACGGAAACTCTGTATACTGTGGAAATCAGCGAAAGCGAATTAGAACGTATAGCAGAGTTTGAAGAACAGGTGTTTAATAACATGAAGAGCCAAGGACATTATAATATGTTCGAGACACTCATGGAACAAAAAGAACAAGAACAGTATTTGCGGAACAAATACCCAGCAGTAAAGAAAGCATACGAACAATACAGCTTGATGTTAAAATTGGCCCAGTCGGGAGAATTGTAAAAGGCACATGTCAAATATTTTAAAAGGGCGGGACAGTTACGACTCTACCAGTACAGGAACATTGATTCCTTTCCTTAATAGGAATGTTACTCCCTATGCTACTGAAGCAGGTGCTGTAAAGTTTGAGATGGTGCCTGTTACCAAGCAAAAAGATTTGATGATCAATCATGCTAGGATGTTTGCTCAGCAAGAATATGATCGTATTATGGAATTAGTTACTGTGCTGGAAAAACAAGCACAGGAGATTAAACGTAGATTAGAAGTTACCGATGCTGTTCATGGAGCAGTTTATCAGTTTCAACCAGTAATGGGAAATATCTATTGGTTAGTATGGGACAAGCGAAAGCAACATACCTTGCTAACACAAAATGGGCCAGATGGCTGGTCAAGTAGTGCTCCAGAGGACTACGAATACATGGCACAGGTTAAGTACATGGGAGACCATACCTGGCTAGAATTAAACGAAAAGGAATAAAAATGTTATTTGAAAAACCAGTTGCCCACGGCGACATCGTAAGTATTAAACTAATCAACGGTGAGGAAATCATCACACGCTTAGAAGAAGAAACTGCTGATTATATAAAAATCACCAAGCCCTTGTCAGTTACACTTGGCCCACAAGGACTAGGAATGATTCCTTACATGTTCTTAGCGGCCAAAGACACCATCACTATTAAACAACAATTTGTTATGGTAATTGCTCCCGCTAAAAAGGATGCAGCTGATCAATACCTAACAGGAACCACGGGTATTGCCCTAGCATAAATACTGCTTTAATGGGGAATATGCGATGGCAGCTACACTAACAACTGTAACCACAAGTACCGGAGGTATTTCGGCAGTCTATGACTACAGTTCTTATCTTGAAAGAATTGCTACTTCCCTAGAGTCGATCGCAGTATCTGCTAAAAAGATCGAGACATTGTCAACAACTACTGGTATACGATCGTATAGTGCGTATGATTGGATCAAACCTTTAGAAATGATCTCTTGGTATGGACAAGAGTATGGTATAGCCAGCTATTCATCTACTGGAACACAAACGTTAGTTTCAATAATTAACAGTTTAACAAACCAAGTTTCTAAGTTTGAATAAGGAGTAGCAAATGGCATATCAACCGGGTGCTGTAGTTCATGGAGTAACACACATTGCCGATGTCTTTAAGGCAGGCAACGTCTATGTTAACAATGTCAAAGTTGCCATATCAGGATCAGCTTCTTCTAATGCGGGATTTACATTCTCAATGTCTACTATGGCGCCCCCTGCTCCTGACGATTTCCCTCCTGACGATTCAACTGAGATTAGGGAATAACCTATGCCATATCAACCAGGTGCTGTAGTACACGGAGTAACACACATTGCCGACGTTTACAAAAGTGGTAACGTTTACGCTAATAATGTTAAAGTTGCTCTTTGGCTTCCTCCCGGAGTAAGCGAAGCATTTGCCTTTGATCCAGTCGCACCAGTTTCTACGTCTTACGAGGTTAGTGAAGCGGCACCGGCTATAGCCGAGGCGGCCACGTTAACAACACCTGTCGTAGTGCCCGTAACTTCTACAGAACAAAGCGCCATCGAAACTGGTTACCAAGGAACTCCTGCTACCGCAGTGACAACATCAACTGGTATCATCACCACGGCTGTGTCGACTGATTTTGTAGGATGGATGGCTGCGAGAGTTGCTGAAGCAAAAAGGGGAATGTGGACAAGGGTCAGTGATCCTGCCCCTAAACCGCCGGCTAGTAAAGCAGCCAGCAACCCAAATATCATGGGAGTTTGGTCATCTCTTGGTATGACATGGTACGCTAATCATGACCAAACCGCATGGTGTATGGGATTTGTAAACTTTGCTCTAAAGCAAAATGGGTACGCCTGGTGTAAGGAGGCTGCGGCCAAAGCAATAAGCGATAAGCCTTCAAGATGGAACGCTGTTAATGTTCCCCTAGATCAAGGCCAGCCCGGAGACATTGCGCTATGGAAGTATGGTAATGGTAATCATGTTAATTTTATATACACTCGAACTGCCAATGGCGCTTATACATTCGTTGG